AGAATATCTATTTGGATTTCTTTTTTGGAACATATCTTATAATAAAAAAAGCAGATGGGAGTTTATAGAAATACTTTATAGGATTATTAAAGAAACGGGATTAAAGTTTTTAGAATTGATAGTTTGGAATAAGAAACACGCTTTACCGATAATGAGTAAGGAAATGATGACGAGGCAGTATGAGGACATTTTAGTGGTAAATAATGATGATGAAGCAGGATTGACAAAAGATATAGAAATGGTGGGATTATTAAGGAATGATAAGAAAGCATATTTTAACAGGAATACGGGAAAGTATTTAAGTAATTATTGGGAAATAGTAGTAAATAATACACAATTAGATAATCATTTAGCGTGTTATCCAGTAGCATTACCGACAAGAGCAATCTTAATAATGACAAAAGAGAATGATATTATTACAGACCCATTTCTCGGCTCCGGCTCAACTCTAATAGCTTGCGAGAAAACTAATAGAATATGTATGGGTTGCGAGCTTGACCCTCGCTATTGTGACATAATTATAAAACGATATGAAGAATACACAGGAAATAAAGCCATTAAACTCTGAAACAATAGATAATAAGCAGAGTATTATCAAGAGAGTTAAAAGCAAAAAAAGCGGTGGAATGGTTTTTGTTCCAGGACAATCGGGTAACCCAGCAGGCAGACCAAAAGGCACAAAGAACTTCTCAACCTTGATGGATTTGGCCGTTAAGGACATTTCAAAGGCCAACAAGATTACAGAAGACCAAGTGTGGCAGGTTTTAATTAAAAAGGGTTATTCAGAAGCAAGCAGGGGTAATTTTCAATTCTATAAAGATATTTTAGATAGATATTTCGGGGAGATGCCAAAGTTTATAACGCCTACAATCAACATTCAAGTCAATAAAAATACTCTTAATATAATTAACAATGCCGAGAAGCAACTTGAAGAAGAAATGCGAAAAGGCATTGAAGGAAATGATAACAGCAATTAGTTTAATTATTCTGTGCAGTTTGTCTTCTTTTTTAGGGGCAAGGCTGGCTTTTAGAAATGTTAAATGGACTATTAAGGAAGATTTGAGCCAGCCAAACGCTTTTAAAGTGTCGCCAGACGAACAAAAACGGGGCAAGGTTGAATTTATACCCGATGCAACGAGTGATGAGTTGGAAGAGATGCAAAAAGAACCAAAATGGCGCAAATTCTTAAATAGTTTCAAAAAATGAATGAGTTTGACCGCATAACCAAAAGAATTGAAGATCAACAATATCTATTAGACCAAGACAAGGAACGCAAAAAGAAAAAACCAAATGTATTGATGGAAGAGGAAACAGGCGAACAAATAGCGAACTTTGATTTCTGGTGCGATGTATGCCAAGAGGATTTTATCTCGCCAGCTTATAAAACAAAGCACCGACTGTATGGCGATTCCGTAGCTGTGTGGCGCGCTCAATGTCCGGACTGCGAAGAAGAAGCAATAAGATTGATTACTCACAAAGACGAAGACCCGTATTATTATAAGTCAACTAAAATAAGATTTCAGAGAAACCAGTATGCGACAGAATTATTACAAGCAGATGATTATGGATTTAATTCAACTTATGGGAATCCGCACAGAAGCACAGAACAGATGTTGGAAGACCAAGAGAAAGATATTTTACAGAAAGAAGAGTGGGGTAAGGGTTTAAAAGGCAAAAGTTTAAAAACGCAAGAGTATCTAAATAAGAGAAATAAAAAAATGCAACACAAATGAGCAAGCTCGCGCAAATATCACCGGCAATATGGGTTAAAGAGAATAATTTTGTGAATGAGAAGGGAGAGCTTATAACCTTTAACAATCATTTATTTCAGTGGCAGATATTTGCGGATATGAACCCAGAGCAGGTGGTAAAAAAATGCGCGCAGGTCGGGATAAGCGTTTTGATGAATTTAAAAGCGTTTCATTTGGCTAAATATCGGGGCATTACTACAATTTATACAATGCCAAGCGATACTGATATTTGGGAGTTCGTGAAGACCAAGACAGACAAGATTTACACTTCCAATCCCGAATTAAAAAAAGACCTTGTTTCAGATAATATCAGTTTGAAACAGATAGGTAATAGATTCATTTATTATAAAGGCACAATCTCAAAGTCAGCTTCAATTTCTACAACAGCGGACTTACTTTTACATGATGAGCTTGACCGAAGTTCACTTGAAATTATAGAACAATATCGCAGTCGTATATCCGCTTCAAAGTATAAGGGGATATGGAAAATATCCAACCCGAGTTTAACCGGAGTGGGCGTGGACGAAGATTGGGCGAGGTCAGATAAGAAAGAATGGTTTATCAAGTGTAAGGGGTGCGGAGAAGAGCAGACACTTAACTGGGACGATAATGTAGACGAGATTAAGGGTATATATGTTTGCAAGTCATGTGGCAGGGAATTAAGCGACAGAGAACGCAGAGCAGGCCAGTGGAAGCCAACAGCAGAGGGTAGAATATCTGGCTATCATATTTCTCAAATGATGGCCTCGTGGCTGTCAGCAAAGGATTTAATTAAAGAAAAAGACGAACGAGGCATTGAGTATTTTTACAATTTCGTATTAGGAGAGCCGTATTCTGTGGGAGACGCACTTGATTTTAGAAGGATTATTGAGGAATGCTGGACTTCTGAACCGCAAGACAAAGATCCGTTTTATATGGGCATAGACATAGGCAAGGTTAAGCATTATGTCATAGGGTCAGCCAAAGGGATATTTAAAATAGGCAAGTGCGAGAGCAGAGAGGAGTTAGAGGACTTATTGAGAAGATATAATCCGAGATATGTTATTGACGCTGGCCCCGAAAGGACATGGGCAGAAGAGATAAGAAAGAAGTTTCCAAAAGGGATACTATGTTTTCTTAACAGAAAGAACGATGCTAAAGCTATTGTGGAGTGGGGAGGCGAGAAAAACACAGATGAGGATAGAAAAAAAGTAGGTTATGTTTTTGTGGATAGGAACAGGGCATTAGACCAGATGATTTATGAGATGTCAAGAGGCGAGATAATGTATTCGGTTGAAAGCAGGACATTGGAGCAATATATTCAGCATTGGCTTGTTATGAGGAGAATTATTGAAGAGAGTAAGCAAAACAAACGTTATGTGTGGAGCTCAACTATTACTGAAAATCATTATGTATTCTCAACTTTATATTACTGGTTAGCTCGTCAGCGAGGTCAACAAGCAACATTTATTGTTGACAAAACTGAAAAGAAAGATGTAATCACAAGAACCGTAGACGGGTTTGAGATGAGAAGTTTAAAAGAAATTATTGAGGAGAATCAACAATGAAAGATATATTCCAACAATTTGCGGAAAAATGGGAATTGCATGAAGAAATTGTTGAAATAATTTATCATTGGATAGACGAGAATGGAGTAAAGTATAGCAAGACCTCAAAGATATTATTGCATTTTAAAATTGTAATATGCCCTCGCCAGTTGAAGTATTTTTATAGAAAGGTTAAACTAACAGATAGATATGGTAATAAAGAAAATATCGGCGCAAGAAATTATTGCAAATTAGTCATCTCTAAATGTTAATGGATACAAAAGAATTAACAAGAAGAAGGACGAAATATAGTTTAATTACGAGCAGGCATTTTTTGGAAAAAAAATGTGAGATTTGCAGCGCCGATAGTCATACTCATCACATTTGCTACAAAACTCCTTTTCTAATTATTTTTCTGTGCGAAAAGCATCACATAAAATTACACCAACTTATCAGGGGAGAAAATTATGAAAAAACACTTATTAACTTTTCTAAAAGATATAATCTAACACAGGAAGTTTTAAGTGAAATTTTATATTGTTTGTTATTTGATCCTCGCTTCGCAACTAGCATTAATCATAAAAACAGGTTTGCCGATGTTGTAAAACATTTTAGAAATGTATGGAAAATAGAGTTGAATAAAAGAAGTATAAAATATTTATTTGACTATTATTATAATCTGAAAATTTATCTTTTATTAAGATTAAAGAATGAATTTATCGGCTCTTATGCTGATTTTTATCGTCATAAAATATAAGTGCTTACTATAAAAGTTCGGAAAAGTATTCGTCTCATTTATCATAAATGAGATTTTTTGTTTTATAATAATAAAATGATTGACATACCTTCTCTAACTGAATCGGAGAAGTGCAATCTGATTTCCAATCGCTATAAAGACAGCGATGATTTGTGGTCTAAAATTTCTGCAACTTATAAAAAAAACAAAGCAGAGTGGAGTAATACACAAGAAGACACAACTCCTAAAACAAAATCACAAGCAAAGGATAATAGGACATTTAAAGCTACTGAAAGCGTTTTAAGTAATTTATTGGGCAGGCCATCAAAGCCAAATGTAATTTCGGAAAACGACACAGATGAAGCAAAAGAGATAGCCAACAATTTACAAGATTATTATTTAGAGAAGTATAAAAGTTTAAAATTAAAAAAAAAAGTAAGAAAGGGGCTTCGCAATTTGTTCTTTTCAAGGATATTTATATTAAAAGCGTATTGGGACAAAGAATTAGATGATTTTAATTTTACTCCCAAAGACCCTCGCAATATTAGAATAAGAAAGACTGCTTCAACGATTTATGAAACCGACTTTATTATTGAGGAGGTAGAGGAAAGCGTATCAAACTTACTCTCAATGTTTCCTGAAAAGAAAGATAAGATTTTAAAACAGCTCGGAGTTTCAGACGAGAAAGAAGCATTTTTAACCGATAAGAAGATTAAATACAAAGAGGCATGGATTGAGGGATATGTAATGTATCAATACGGTTCAATTATTTTAAAAGAGGAAAAGCATCCTTATTGGGATTGGGACGGACTGATGATGTCAGCAGAGGAAAAAGAAACTTTGTCAAAGTATTCTGGCAAGCGAAGAAGGGTTTTAATGACAAGAGTTAAAGCCATTCAAGGACAAAGGAAACAGGACTCAAATAATCAATATCAGCAATATCTTTACAATTATTTAGATAAACCAATAGCCCCATATATATTCGGCACAATACTTGATGTGGACGAAAGCCCGGCAGGAGAAACAACCCTTATAGAGCAAGTGCAACCATTGCAGGAAGAGATTAACAAGCGCAAGCGACAGATTTCTGATAACGCTGATTTGATGAACGGCAGGTGGATGGTGGATACCAATATATGCGACGTTTCAAAAGCTGATTTACAGACAATGAAAAATAATCCAAAGGGCATTGTGGCTGGCCCGGGCGTAATGACAGGAATGAGAATTGAAACAGGCAAAGAATTGCCGTCATTTATTAAAGACGACCTTAATCATTCAATCGTAGAATTAGACAATTTATTCGGAACAGGCCCGACTTTTAGAGGAGAAGGCGGCGAGCAAGAAACTGCCACAGGCAGAGCCATTTTAAGAGAACAATCACAAATAGGATTAGACGAATTGGTTGATTTAGTGGATGATATCCATTTGCAGATTTACGCTTGGATGATGCAGTTTATTAAAGTTAGATATACAGAAAGTCATTTTGTCAAGTTAATGGGGGTAGGCAAGGCAACACAGACATTAGAGCTTATGCAGGATGATATTGAGGAGGGAGTTGAAGTCAAAGTAATCCCGGGCCAGATATTCCCTGAGGATAGGTTATATAAGTCAGAAAGGGCGTTTGAAGCGTTAAAAGCAGGTTTGATAGCCCCTATCTCATATTTTGAAGCCGCAGGGTTTGATAATCCAGCAGAGGAAGCCAAGAAAATAGAAATGTATAAAGTTAATCCATTTTCATTGGTGGATATGACACCAGAGGATATTGCCAAACTTCAAAGGGCATTTCAGATTATGGCTATTATTCAAGGTCAGCAAGGGCAATTAGATGAAACGGGCAAAGCCAAAGCAATAGCCCAGGTAAGGCAGAGAGCGCAAGCAATTATGCAATCAGAGGAGTTTAGGTCAAAATCGCCGGCACAACAAAAACAAATAATGATTCCTTTGCAGAGTCAGTTAAAGAAGCTCGTTGCATCAGCATAAGAATAATATGGCAAGAGGTTTTTTTAAAAAAGGACATCCAAATTTTAATAAAGGAGGATATAAGGTGAAAGATACTTCTAATATGAAAGGACATAGTGGGGTTTATCAACATAAAAAAGGATGGAAACATTCCAAAGAAACAATTAAAAAACTTAGTTTGGCAAAAATTGGAGAAAATAATCCCGCTAAAAGATTAGATGTTAGACTGAAAATAAGTTTGAAAAGTAAAGGAATTAAAAAAACATTAGAACAAAGGATAAAAAATAGTTTAGGTCATAAAGGAGAAAAACATTGGAATTGGAAAGGGGGAAAATGTATAGCCAGTAAAAAAAGATATTTTGATTTAGATTATAAATTGTGGCGTGAAGCAGTTTTTGAAAGAGATAATTATGCTTGTCAAAGGTGTAAAATATCTGGGTCAAGGTGTTATTTAACAGCCCATCATGTAAAATCTTGGAAGAATTACCCAGAATTAAGATATGAAATTGATAATGGTTTAACTCTATGTGAGGAATGTCATAAATTGACTGATAATTATAAGGGTCATAATAAAAAAGATAATTTATAATCTTATGAAATTAAAAACAATAAAACCAGAAACAATGTCAGATACGGTAAAAGAAAAAGAATGGTATCCGCATTTAGATTTATCGTCAGACGAAATAAAGGAGATTGAAAATTGGGAAGTTGGCAAGAATTATAAAATAGTTCTTGAAGTCAGGCAAGTTTCTAAAAGAGAAGACAAAGACAAAAAGATTTCCGCTTGCTTTGAGGTGAGAAAAGTCGGAGTGAGTAATCCTGAATACAAAGAAATATCAGATAAAATCAAATCACTATGACAAACATTGCCAAAGAAATAGCCAAGAGGGTAAAACAATTCGGCAGGTCAATTAAAAAAAATTACGAGTATTATAAGCTCGGCAGAAAAACAGAGTTTGACGAGAAACAGGAAATTTACAGAAATGAAATGTTAAAACGGGCAGAGAAAGCAGGTTTGTATAACCCTAAAAAGCAAAGAGAAATAGACGAAAAAGTAAAAAAGGGTGAAGAAATATAATTATGCCAGCTGAATTAGAACAAGAATTAAAACGAAGAGCTAAAGAAAAAAGAATGAGCAAGAAGCGTATGGGCACTTATGTTTATGGAATTATGCGTAAGACTGGCTGGACACCATCAACACAAAAGAAAAAATAAATTAACCGCTATTAGATTAGGTATTCTGCCACAATCCTTACGGATTAGGGGCAGGGAAACAATCAGTAGCCTAAAAAAATGCCAGAGTCAACCGATGAAAACTTGGACGACGGAACTCCTGCGGGAGACGGCGGACAAGGAGACAGCGGAAAAGGGGGCGAAGGAGGCGAAGGAGACGCCCCTCAAACCATTAAAGTCGGGGATAAAGAATATACTCCCGACCAATTAAAGGATTTTGAGAAAAAAGCAACAGATTATGATGCTTTACTCCCAGATTATACAAGGAAAGCTCAAAAACTTTCCGAGTATGAAAAAAATATTAAATCTAACGAAACCAAACAAGAGGATTTGCCGCCATTTCTGAAAGAAGATTGGGTGCCGGAGGATTATAACGATTTGCGAAAAGCAATAAAAATGGCAGGTGAGTGGGGAGCTGATACTGCATTAAAAAGATTGCAGGAAATGGATAACAGGAAAGAAGAAGCTAAAATTCAAATTGATACCTTTATTACGGGCATAAAAACCAAAAATAAAGAATTCAATGAGGATGACTTCTATCAGTTTGCCGTTAAACATAAGTTTCCCATAAACACAATTCAGGATTTAGGGGCGGTTTATTCAGCGTATTCTGACCTTCATTTAACCGTTAAAGCCACAGAAGAAAGATTAAGGGGAGCAAAAGATAAAAGGGGAAAAGATACTATTGCAGGTAATAAAGGAGGGACAGAAACAGGGTTTTCAACGTCTTATGCAAAAATAAGGCAAGCTGGAAGCGCCGTTGATGCTGTGAGGGATGCTCTTGGAGGTAATCGTTAACTAATTTGGAATTCAGTGAAATCGTAACTTCCATCACCAGAGAAGTCATTATGAAAAAGTGTTTTGACACTGTGCTTTCTGGTAATGTGGGGTTATTTAGAACATTGGGAAATGCAAAGTCCTGGAAATCAGGATACCGCTACGATGTCCCAATTAAATATACAAAAGCAACTACTGGAGGTATCGTTCCAGTAGGCGGAACATTGGATACGACAAGGCAAAACACAAGAACAAAGATGCAGTTTGAGCCACAACGTATTCATAAACCAATTGTCCTTGACGATATTGAAATAACAGTCAACAAGGGCGATGAGCAGATTCTTGAATTATTAGCCACAGAGGGCGATTCAATTGCTCAAGATTTGGCTGATGATTTGGGAGGATACTTCTATACAGGAACAGGAGCGACAGGAGAATCGTTTGACAGCATTTTGAATGCTTCGGACGACAGCACCGTATTTGCCACTTACGGAGCATTAGCTAGAAGCACCTACACAGGATTAAAGGGTTATTACTTGGCATCGGTTGGAGCTTTAGCTTTAGCTGACCTTTCAACAGGCTATAACGCAGTGCAAATTGGTTCAGAAAAACCAAGCGTTATTATGACAACCCCGACTGTTTGGACTGCCTATGAGGGGTTATTACAGCCAACAGTAAGGGCAGGATACCAGATGGCAGGTTATCCACAAGTTGGTAGGACAGGACAGGCCACATCAAGAGATGGATTAAGAGGAGATATTGGATTTGATTCTTTATGGTTTAGAGGGACACCAGTTGTCGCAGACGAGAAATGCACAGCTCAAAAGTTGTTCTTTATAAACGAAAAGTATTTCTTTTTTGCAGGTATGGATTTAACCGGATACCAGAAGTTTAATACTTCAAGCGAGAACATTGAAGGACCACAATCAATGCCTATTCCGAGAGGATTTAATTATTCGGGATTGATTAGAGCCGCTAACTTGCCAGCAGAAGTCGGACACTTGTATTATGTTGGAAACTTCATTTCTACAAATCCGAGGATGCTTGGATCTCTCCACGGAATAACAGGTTAATTAACATAGTTATCCTTTGACCGGGCAGAGGGGATAAATCCTCTCTGACCCGAGAGGGAACTACAAAATACTATGAGCAAAAAATTAAGAGATTATAGTCCAGCTTTGAAATATGGAGCAAAAATTACTCCACAAGACATTGCTGGAATGATAGGACTTCCTTATGTTGGAGAGATATTTTATATTGACCCAACAAATGGAAACGACACATCTAATAGCGGAAAAGACCAAGCAAATGCCTATAAGACCCTGACACAAGCAGAAAGCCAAATGACTGCTTATTCGCACGATATAGTTGTGTTGGTGTCAGGAGGAACAGCAGGTACAGCAGAAGTTGCTAACATTACTTGGGATAAAGATTATTGTCATGTAATAGGAAACGCAGCGCCAGTTGGGATTTCACAAAGGTCAAGAATTGTCTTTACGGTTGACGCAACCGATCCTTGCTTAACTTTAAGCGCCAATGGTTGTATATTTTCAAATGTTCAGATTGCCACTTGGCAGGATAGCAATGATGTATTAGTCAGCTGGACAGGGGAAAGAAACTATTTTTACAATGTCCATTTGGCTGGTATGGGAACGGCAACTGCGGGAGATGACGCAACTGGAAGAATAATTTCAATGTCTGCGGCAGAAGAAAATTTGTTAGAAAATTGTGTTATTGGAATTGATACGATTAACAGATCGGCCGCTAACGCAAGTGTGGAGTTAGCGTCTGCTTCAACAAGGAACATTTTTAGAGATTGTTTGTTTCCAATGTTGGCAGATAACGCAGGAGCTTTATTTGTAAAAGCGGCTTCATCTGGTGATATTGACAGGTTTGTATTGTTTCAGAGATGTATGTTTCATAACGCAGATAAATCAACCGCAACTACAATAACAGCCGCTATGAGTATTCACGCTTCCGTTGGTGGTTCGGTTATTTTAGACGGATGTTCTGTTAATGGGGCAACCGACTGGTCAACAAATTATACAGCAGTAATGGGGGCAAATATGCCAGACATCACAGCGGCAAACGCTGGATTTATGGAGCAAATTGCCACTTAATCTATGAAGACACTTACAAATACGACTGGCGATGATTTACTCTTGAAAGACAAACCGATAATTAAAGCGGGCAAAACGGTAGAATTGGAAGATTCGGTCGCCGCAGAATTATTGGCCAAATATCCTACTCAAGTAGTTGAGGGTGCAATTAAATCAGAAGCGCCAGTTGAGACAAAACCAAAAAGAAAACGAAAGAAATAAGGGAGCTTGTGGCCCCGCTCTGTCCTTTTATGAGGACAGGGACAGGTTCATTAGGCCTGTTCATTCCGAATTTACTTAATGGAAACATCCATTGAAGTTGAAAGGTCGGGAATGAATAATTATAAGAAAACAAATTATGAAAACTATAACTTTTCAGAGCATATATGACACACCATCAGTTCCACAGGGAAAAGTGAATGAAATTTGTTCTACACCTGACGGAAGAGTTTGGGAATACTTCAAAGCTTCGGAAGCTATCACAAAGCACATGTTGGTTTCTCAACCTTCTGGCACAAGCGTAGATACGGTTTCTTCTTCAACTAATGCAAGAAGCCAAGCTGTTTATATCACAGAGGCATCTGCTGGCTGGACTGTTGGAGCATATCAGGATTATTGGATATTGGTTGACTCAGGCACTGGCGTAGGCCAAATTGCCAAAGTCAAAGACAATACTGCTGATACTTTGGAATTATACGAGGATTATGCATTAGCCACAACTTTAGCTGTAGCTGATTCAGACATCACTTTAATTCCATCAAATCAGGTAGAGAAGACTGCAATTACCAACAGATATACCCATGTTTTGGGTGTAGCGCAGGTTACCTTTGCTTCTGCTGATTACGGATGGTTCTTAAAGAGAGGAATCGGTGGAGTCCTTATGGGCGAAGCCGCAACCTTGAATATAGGAATCTGTCCGGGAGACGACACAGAAGGAGAGGGTCTTGTGATTGATGATGGTAATGATTTATATGATGCTTTCTTGGTGGGAACTTGTGTTGCCGCTCAAGACACAGCAGACAAAGCTTGTGTAGCATTAGTAAATCTTCCTTAGAGTTTTTTGACCCTGCCTCTCACTAAAAGGGAGGCAGACCAAAGGACTTTAATGTCCTGGTCGGCACACTATTTATTATTAAAAATAATAGTTCACAACCATGACGGAACAAACAATAAAAAATACAAATGATGCGGAAAAAGTTGCTGAATTGAGAGAAAGGCAAATTGTTACTTTCAAAAACATAGATAAAGAACGATTTACCCATTCTTTTAGAGGAGTATCTGTAAGCATTGATGCAGGAGTTGAACAACCAATGAGATTACCGGAAGCTGACCACTTGGCTATTCATTTAGCCAGAAAAATGCTTTCAAGGGAAAGAAAGGCAAAGTTAAATACAGATGATAGAAAGGCTGTTTTATTTACTGAAGAAGACGTAAATAGTTTAAAACAGCAGATTATTACGCAAATTGCGGAAGAAGTAAGACCAGATAAAAAGACACCAGAGCAAAAGATGGAAGAAGACCACGAAAATTTAAGGCAAAAATATACGCCAGAGAAACAACCAACAGATACCACGAAAAAAGAAATCATTGATGAGTTGGAAAAAAGAAGAGTAAAAGTTGACGTTTCAAAATCAAAAGAGGAATTACTTGCTCAGTTAATGGAAGCAGAAGCTTCCGGCGACTAAAATTGGGCGGGGTAATTCCCCGCTTAATTTATTATTAAAAAATAAAAAAAAATGGCAAAACAAAGAAGTCAATACGGACAATTAGCTAATTATAATGCAACTCCTGCTACAAGAGCAGATGGGGAAGATTCTGCGTTAGAAGCAGATTCCAGTGGTAATTTAAAGGCTACTCTTGCCACTTTAATAGCAGGTGAAGACTTGACTAACGATGTTATAAAGGTTGAGCAAAGATATAACATTGCTTATCAGGCTGCCGCCTCCGCCAATGTTGTTGTAAAAGCAACACCAGGTTTTTTACACGCAATAGTGGTGGGAGCTTGGATTGCTAACGGAACAATAGAAGTTTCAGACCACGCTTCTGACGGGGACGGAAATGTTAAGATTTTCATTACGGAAGCCGCAACAAACATAGACGGATTTCCTAAAACATTTATAGTAGATGCTAACTTTGCTGTCGGTATTTGCGTTGACCAAACCACCGCAATACAAGTAAGTTATATCTATAGATAATATGACAAGAACAACAGCGAGCAGAATAAAATTACCTTATTTATTATTTGATGGAGTAAATGATTATGTAAGTATTCCGCATAGCAGTATTTATTTAGGGGCTAATTTAACAAATGGTTTTACTCTTTCAGCTTGGGTAAATCCTATTTTAACTGGAACGGGAGCTGTCGCAAGAAGAATTTTTGACAAATCAGATAATAATACGGCTGGGCAACTTGGTTTTGTATTGGCATTTTCCAATTCTGGTAATTTGAATAGATTGATATTTTATTTAAATGTTGTAGCAGTTTATTCTGCATCAGATTCTATAATGCCCGATAGTGGATGGCATCACATTGCAGTGACGGTATCTTCTGCCCATTTGGTTAATTTTTATATTGATGGAGTATTATCTGGAACAGCTAATCAAGACATAGGTCAAGAAATATCCACTATTACGACTATTTATGACGCAAGAATAGGAAATAGGGCAAATGCTACTGATAGATCAATGAATGGAGGAATACAAGACGTCAGATTTTATAACGTGGTTTTAACAACAGACGAGATAACTAATCTGTATAATAAGATTAATGTTACAAGAGGATTGACGGCGCACTATCCATTGACAGGAAGCGCAAACGATGAAATTGCTGGAAACGATGGAACGATAAGCGGAGCAACTTGGAAAAATAGATTAACAGAAAGTTAAATGTCATTTTTACAAGACTTAAAAAACAATATAAAGTCAAGGTTTATATATGACCCTACGATAAAAGCGTTTGATAATCTTTTTTTTAAGAAGGTCTCGGGAACAGGAACGGTGGTAAGCGGAGATATACGACTAAATGCGGCAATTATCGCTTCTTATTCGCAATATACTTATGGGGAGTTTGAATTTTTAGTTAAAGTTCTTGCCGCGCCGACTGCCGCAGATGCAAG